CAACTACAACATTAGTAGATGATAGTTTTAAAACTATAATAAAAGCTAGTGGTGTAGGTAATGAAACAGAACAATTATTATTAGATGCTTCTGAATTATTAAATGCAACAAGTGAACCAAGAGTGTCTATAGCAAATGTTTATTTTGAAGTTGAGGGTACAGGAAAAGTAAATTTTAATTTTGATTCAGAAGAATCAATTTTAGAAATAAGTGGTAATGGTAATTATGGTTTAAAACCTGGTGAACCAAAGAAAAAAAGTGTGTCAACAGGAAGTGGTGATATTTTATTAACAAGTGACGATAATGTAACAAGTTATAATCTTGTTATAGAGTGTCACAAAGAAACAGGATTTACAAACTAATGGCAGACGTAGTTACAACACAAATAATAACTGATACATCAGGTGTAAAATTTGTGATTAAATTAACAAATTTATCTGATGGTACCGGCGAAACAGATGTATTAAAAGTAGATGCTTCAACAACTACTTTTATGAGTGAAGATGGTAACAGAAAAATTAGTAAGGTCTATTATTCAGTAAATACAGCTAATGCTAAATCAGCAGTTGAGTTAAAGTGGGACGGTGTAACGGATGCAACAGCATTGTTACTTTCAGGCCAAGGATTTTTTGATTTTAGAACAGCTGGTAATGAGATACCAAATAACGCAATCACGCCAACAGGTGATGTATTATTGTCAACTAAAAACTTTGCAAACGGAGACAACTATTCTTTAGTAATAGAGTTTAGATAATTATAAATAGTAAGAGAGAGAACTATGAAACTTATAAGAGAAGAAATTAGCGACGCTACGTATATCGTAGAAGAAAAAGACGGTAAGAAAAATTACTCAATTAAAGGTATATTCTTGCAGGCTGACATTAAGAACCGTAATGGTAGAGTTTATCCAAGCGGTGTTTTAATGAAAGAAGTTAAAAGATATAACAAAGAATTTATCAATCAAAATAGAGCATTCGGCGAATTAGGCCATCCAGAAGGACCAACTGTGAACTTAGAAAGAGTATCACATATGATTAAGAAGTTATATCCAGAAGGAAAAAATTTCATAGGTGAAGCAAAAATTATGGACACTCCATACGGTAAGATTGTAAAAAGTCTTATAGATGAAGGCGCTAAACTAGGCGTGTCATCAAGAGGTATGGGTTCCTTAGTACAGAAAAACGGTCAAAACTTTGTAGGAGAAGATTTTTACTTAGCAACGGCCGCTGACATTGTGGCAGACCCATCTGCTCCGGAGGCCTTCGTACAAGGTATTATGGAAACAAAAGAATGGGTATGGAACAACGGTATTCTTATAGAACAAGATGTAGAATCTTGGAAACAAGAATTGATTAAGACAAAAAGACTTGATTTAGCAGAGAAAAAGGCTAGTGTATTCAAGGATTTTTTAAGTAAATTATAATAGAAAATCAACAAATTATAAATATCATTATTAAAAGAGAGATATTTTAATTGCAATTAATATAAAGGAGATTTCTCAAATGGCTACAGAAAAACAAGTAGAAGTCAAAGCAGAAACAATAGTAGAACAAGACACTATTGCTGATGCTCCAAAAAAGAATGCTGTAGCAGCTGAACCTACTAAGCTTTCTAACGAAGCACAAGATTTAGGGGCAGCGGTTGTGAAAGCAACTGACAGCAATCCTGACGCTACAAAAAATAACAAAAAAGTTTCTGACGCACAAAACGCAAAAGCTGCAGATGTTGACGCTAGTAAAAAACCAGACACAGAAGCTGGTGTAACTAAAGTCGCAACTCCAGGTGAAACGTTAAAAGTAGAAGAAACAGAACAAGAAGAAGTTATTGACGTTTCTGATGATGTGAAAGCATTAATCGGAGATGAAAAATTAACTGAAGAATTTAAAGCAAAAGCTGCAACTATATTTGAAGCTGCTATCAAATCAAAAATGAAAGCAGAAAAATCAAAAATGGAAATGGGCTATGCTAAAAAACTTAAAGAAAATATTGATGCTACAAAAGCAGAACTCGTTGAAAAAGTAGATTCATACCTAAACTACGTTGTTGAGGAATGGATGAAATCAAACGAACTTGCTGTTGAGCGAGGTATCAAAGGTGAAATCGCTGAGGACTTTATCACTGGTCTTAAAAAATTATTTGAAGATCATTACATAAATGTACCAGACGAAAAATATGACGTGTTAGAAGATCAAGCTTCAAAAATCGAAGAGCTTAACAAGAAATTGAACGAGCAAATCGAGAACAATGTTAAATTAAATTCTGAAATTGGTAAATTGACAAGACAAGATATAGTAGATGCTGTATCTAAAGACTTGCCAGATACTAATAAAGAAAAGTTTAACAAGTTAGCTGAAGAAATTGAGTATTCTAATGCTGATGAGTTTAAGAAAAAAGTATCGACTATTAAAGAGTCTTACTTTTCAACAAAAGAGATTTCATCTAAAAGTGAAATAGATAACGTTGCCGAAGGCGAAACTACTCACGTAGATTTGTCAAACGCTATGACTGCTTACACGGCCGCTATCACAAAAACAAAAGATACCATTAAATTGGGTCTTAAAAAATAAAGGGAGAATAAAAAAGATATGTACTTATCTGAACAATTAGTTAAAAAGTGGGCACCGGTCCTTGAACATCCAGAACTCCCAAAAGTTACGGATAGTTATAAAAGAGCGGTTACTGCTGTTATCTTGGAAAACCAAGAAAGAGCATTAAGAGAAGATAGAGCATTCATGTCAGAAGCTGCACCGTTAAACAGCACTGATGCAACTTCTATACAAAATTGGGATCCAATCCTAATTTCTTTAGTAAGAAGAGCAATGCCAAATCTTATCGCATACGACATAGCAGGCGTACAGCCTATGACTGGTCCAACTGGACTGATCTTCGCTATGAGAGCAAAATATACATCACAGGCGTCAAGCGCAGAAGCATTATTTGATGCTGCTGATACTGATTACTCTGGAAGAAACAAAGCTGGTTCTGCTGTAGGTGGTTTTTCAACTACTGCTGATTCAGGAACTAACCCAGCGTTATTAAATGACAGCCCTGCTGGCACTTATACAACTGGTACAGGAATGTCAACTGCTGCTGCTGAAGCACTAGGTGATGCTGCTGGAAATAGCTTTGCTGAAATGGCATTTTCAATCGAGAAATCGACTGTAACTGCTAAATCAAGAGCCCTTAAAGCTGAATACACTATGGAACTTGCACAAGATTTAAAAGCAATCCATGGTTTAGATGCTGAAACAGAACTTGCAAATATTTTATCTGCTGAGATCCTTGCGGAAATCAATAGAGAAGTTGTAAGAACTATTTACATCAATTCAGAAAAAGGTGCTGTTGCTGGTACAACAACTGCTGGTATATTTGACTTAGATACTGACTCAAACGGAAGATGGTCTGTTGAGAGATTCAAAGGTCTTATGTTCCAAGTTGAAAGAGAAGCAAACACAATCGCACAAAGAACACGTAGAGGAAAAGGTAACATTCTGATAACTTCTTCAGATGTTGCGTCTGCTCTACAAATGGCTGGTGTATTAGATTACACTCCAGCGTTAAACAACAATTTAAATGTTGATGACACTGGTAACACTTTTGCTGGAATATTAAATGGTAGATATAAAGTTTATATCGATCCGTATTCTGCAAATGCAAATACAGCTAAACAATTCTTCGTTGTAGGATATAAAGGTACATCACAGTATGATGCCGGAATATTCTATTGTCCATACGTTCCACTACAAATGGTGAGAGCTGTTGGTCAAGACTCGTTCCAACCAAAAATTGGTTTCAAAACACGTTACGGTATCCAAGCAAATCCATTTGCTGAAGTTGGCGCTACAGATGCTAACGCAACAATCAATGGTGCAGGAACTGCTAACGCAAACAGATACTACAGAAAAGTTCAAGTTATTAACTTGATGTAATCTGCTTGTTACTTTTTGGTAACACAATTAAAGGGACGGTCTAAACAACCGTCCCTTTTTTTTTGACAATTACAATGATTATAAAAGTATCTAAAGATAAAATTACATTTAAAAACGCTTCTCTAAGAACAGAAGAAGGTAGAAATAGACAAAAAAACGGTGAATTTTATAAACAAATTAAAATTAGTATGGAAAAACATGGTATGATTAATCCTTTGATTTGCATTAAAGATGGTGATATGTATAAAATATGTCTTGGTATGAAAAGATTTATTATAGGATGTGATTTAGGAATGCAAGAGTTTGATGTTAAAGTTATACCTATTAAAGATGCCTCTAGTGATGTAGTTTCTTTAGAAGAAGTTGAACTGTTAAGAGAAGAAAATTTAAAATTTAAACC